ATCGAGAGGTCCGCCATCCGCTCGGTATTTCCTCACGACGCTTAGCGCCCCGCCATCTTTGCAATTCCACTTGCGTAAAGACTTATTAATTCTGCTGTCCGGATCATTAGCCGTCTCAGAACTAGTAAGCTTAGCCTTCATGCCCTTCATCCTTGCGCAGAAACTATCTTTGCGGGCCCCGCCTTCTGGCTGAGGACGCTTGATATCATGGCCAGCCGCTTTCAACGAAGCGCGGCCTTTATCGTTCAGCCCCCCTTCAGGATTTTTCCCTTCACTGCGGGTCCAGGCAGGAGACTTAGCCATCTTACTTTTCCTCAGTAGGTGCAACCGATGGCTGCGTCATCATTCCAAACATGCGCTCTTGATTGCGTTGCTCTGCGTCATGGCGTTGTTGTTCGCCCTGCTGCTTATGCTTAGACGCAACCTCTAAATCTTTCTGTCTGTCTCTCTGCTCTAACTCTGCGGCTTGAACCATAGTCTTTTGCTGGAGGTCGTCTTGGTGCTTTGACTTATCGCTTCTTAGCTTGTCGGCATGAACCATGGCAGTCTGTCGAAGCTTCATGGCTTCTAACTGTAATTTACCACGGCGATCTTCCGCGTGGTTCTGGGCGTCAGTCACAGCCTTCATTTGATCAGTCTTGATCTTCTGGACATTTGCCTCGGTCACAAGCGTCTTGGTCTGGTTGTCCATCTGGGCAGACTGAGCCTTGATCTGGACTTCCTGTTGCTTAGCCTGAGCCGTAAGCATCTTGGCCTGGGCCTCAATCATCAATGCCGGATCTTGCTGCGGTTGCTGTGGAGGTGTTTGGTTCCACAAGCTATCAATGTCCTCAATGTCAACCATCTCAAGGATGCGGCGGTCAACTTCCTGCATGTTGTAAAGCTGAGGATTAGCAGCAGCCAATTGTTTCAAGGCAATGGCTTTCTGAATACGTAATGTCTGGCTTGCGCAATTAGGATCAGCCTTCGGGACGATATCATAATTGTCCAATGCTTCCTGTAAAAGCTCAGCGTCTTTCTGGAAGTTCGGATTTTTGTTACTACGCCAAAGGCTGTCCGGCTCTCTTCGGAACAGGTCCTTCAACAAGGCAAACTCTTTGGCTTGGGCAGAGTGCATGCGCTTGTGAACAGCATTCAGAACCTTCGTGGCCTGTTCAATTTGGGCAATTGTCGTTCCAACCGGGACGTCCTGACGGCCTTCTCCTACAGCCATCTCAGCAGTTCCACCAACTCTTTGGCTGGTTTGCTCCACGTTCTGCATCATCTGCATGAAGCCGCCGCCAATATCACGATATGGCAATGGCAAGAACGCTTCCTTCAACGGAACGCCATCAACGTCTAGTGGCGCGACTTGCCCTGGTCCGACCCGGATCGTGGTGGTTTGCTGGCGGCCGGAAGATCGAGCCATAACGCCGCCCGGAAAATTAGCCAGCATGCCATTGTCAAGAGCAATTCGCCAAGCCGCTGTAAGAGCGCGATTAGCGTTACCAAGAATATGCAGAAGACCGATGTTAAGACCGGAGATACCCGGAACAAAAACATACTCAATGAAAACTTCTTTGCGCGTGTAGGTCTCATCGTCCTCTTCCCACCAACGGCGGATCTCGAGGACTTGTCGACTGTCCTTGTCTATTGTCACCCGATACGGAAGAGGAAGGCCCGTCTGTTCTCCGTCTTCCTTGTGCTCAAAGCCTTTGAGGTCCAATTCACAATAACACTCGTAAATCTCACGGTCGACTTCCCGCGTTTCCATAGTCGTCTTCGGATCGACGCCAGAGATATTTGAGATCTCTAACTCCACGACATTATTCATTGCGTAGCTGGTCGAGGTCAGAGGAACATCCCGCCAAATCCCAGCAAGCTGCATACGCTTCACATCCGAAGGCTTCATTTTACTTCGGTGTGTCACCCTTGCCGCGGCCTCAATAGCCACAGCTCCCTCAGAGATAATCAGATCCTTGCGGTCGATCGTCTCGGAAACTGGGCGGCGCTTCAAAGGATGGAAATAAACTTTCTTGTATGCCTCTCCAGCAAATCCAAGAGAGAAGAACATGCGATCGGTATCTGGATAATATTCAGGAGCACCTGACGTCAGATAGTGGTTCATGTCGGTCTCAAGAGCATTAGCCGCTTGATCTAGCATGCCAGTCTGATCGCCCTGGTTGGCTACCTTCACAGGCCCGTCAGCCGGAAGCATCTCACCGCGAGCATTGGCCTGGAACCGAAGGATAGCCTCGAGCAATAGCGGATGTTTGACAACCGAAATACCTTCATCATTGGGCTCAGCCCGTGGCTCCTCAAGCTTGAGGCCAAGCATCTCGAGACCTTTTGCCGTGTCTTGAAGACGAGGCTCTTGGCGCATGCGGTCATCATTGATCAGCCGAAGCAATTCATCCGAGACACCGCCAAGCGTCCCAGCCTCAACATGCTCAGCGAGATTGGCGTCGTGGTCTTTGCTGTCCTCGCTGACTTGAGGAGCAATCCCGCCGAAGTTAATCTGGACGCCCCCATCAGTCAGGTCGATCTGAATGACTTGATCGCCTGGATTTGGCTTCTGCTCAGGAGGCGTCATGTCAACTTGCATAGGAGCTTCTTGCGGCATCCCAGCAGTTGGGATCTGCCGTAAGTTCATCGGGGCTACATTGGCCATTTATTTCTCGTGGATTGCGAGCCATCCATGCGGCTCTTCTTTAAAGGGGTTGCCGCCATGATACCAAAGCAGCTCTCCGTCTACTTTGATTGTCATTGCCCAACCTTCGTCACCCTGCTCTGAAAATATCTTGACGAGAGCCATTTTCTGCTCTGGCAATTCTTCCATAGGCTTAACAACGGAATGATCTACAATAAACGCCATGGCAGCCTCAGACGTTATAGACAGGTTTGCTTTTAGGTCTGTATGAACCCTCGGCCATAGAGATGGCCACAATCTCTTCAGGACGTCTAAGGAGATTTCTGTCTTTGAGATATTTGAGCGCTTGCGTCGAGCTGTCGACAAGGTCGTCATGCTTTCCTTTTGGGAAGTTCTCAAACTGTGTAATTACCTGATCCGCCCACGCTCTGTCCGGGCAATATATCTGTCCACCACTGAACACAGCCTGGACGACATAAGCCCTTGCAACTTTATCTGCCGAGCCCGGATCAATCTCAACAACACCCCAGCTTTGGTTTCTATTCAGTCGCCGGACTTCTTGGGCAATCGAAAGACCGCTGGCCTTGGCCTCTATCAATAACATGTCAACTTTGAACTGGTTGCAGGTGTGGATAATCCACTCGACCAGACCCCAATCATTCATCGCCCGGCGCTTGTAATCTAACTCAGTCTCTCCGGAATATCTCAAAGTGTCCGGCCCGTGAATGGGAAGCTTCTTTGCCCAGGCATGCATTAACATTGCCGCGGGTATCGTATCCCTGTCGTCTATGACCTCGGATCTTCCACCTTTATGATCCAATATTGCCCTGGCTTTCTGGCCTCCTCTTTGCCAAACACCCCAGACTGTCAATGCCGAGAAGTCATTCTCTTGTTTCTCGCCATATGCCGTATCAATAGAAGCAACCACATAATCCATAGCAGGATAGCTAGAACCCGAATTAACTCCTTGAGCAGCAGCCTCGTCGTCATCCCAGAGGTTCCACCATTCCCTCTTGATAATACCACCGCCACGAGGAGCTGGCGATTGTTGCATCTGGCCGGCGTAGGCATACGGGCCCATCACAAGCTTGTCGCGCTCTAAAACCTCACGGGGAAATCTCTCGGGGAATAAAACTTCTCCGTCTATCTCACGAGGGTCGCTAAATCCGATTTCAGTTTCGCACTTACGCAGCGGATCAAATTCCGCTGGCAACATAAGGTGCGTATATCCAAGGTTCTTCTCAAGTATAACGCCAGAGACGTCGCTCTCATGCAACCGCTGCATGATAACAACAATCGAACTTTTCTCGGGGTTGTTGAGGCGGGTTGGGACCGCTTCGAGAAACCACTCGATCGTAGACGAGCGCATCTGATCCGAGGCCGCGCTTTCAACTGAATGGGGATCGTCGATGATGACAATGTCGCCGCGAGAACCAGTAATTGATCCCGCCGCAACGGCCTCCCTAAACCCAAGTCGATCATTCTCAAACTTGGTTTTGGCATTCTGGTCTCCGGTTAGTTTAACTCTATCTCCCCAGTTCTCTTGATACCATTCTGAGGTAATCAGACGCCGCATCTTGGTGCTATCTCTAATTGCCAAGTTTTGGCTATGGGATACGCAAAGAAAGCGCAAATGCGGCTTATTACAAGGTCCCCACAAATATGCCGGCCACAGAACAGCTACTAAAAGGCTCTTCATATGACCGGGGGGGATATTAATCAGCAGCCGATTGATATCGCCATCATCAATGGCGTTCAAATGCATGGCAATGGCGTCGATATGCCAACCATGAACATACGGATTAGCAGGCTCTAAGACATTCCAGGCTTGGCGGATGAACTCGCTAAGGTCTTCCTCAGCCTTCCTCTTCTTCTCCCGCTTCACCAGCTCCTTCTGAGCCGCGGCTATGAGCGCCAATTTCTGAAGCTGTGGCCGAGATAAATTCTCTAATTTGATCATCATCCATCCGACTGAAATCGCCCGGAGCGCCCGTCTCTTTTCTGTCGATCATCAGGCCATGCATCTTGGCCAAGCTGTCAGCCGCACCCTTTGCAGCATTAAAATTCCCGACCTGCTTGGCAGACAAAAGGATATCCGCATACACATTAGTCATGCTTTCTACCGTGACTTTCAGATCGGTCTCAGTAGTTTTAAGCAGTTCAAGGATCCTTTCGGACACCCTTTTTCTCCCTTTGAGCTTATATGGATTATCCCAGTGCTTTTTATACCCTGCTGCCTCGTAGGCTTTGAGGGCGGACATTCCTTTAACTATGTTTTGGCAGAATAATTCCTGCCGAACATTCGGCAAGGCTGGCATGGTTTTAGCCCTTTACTTAAATGGATTTTGGGTTATGCATTTTTATAGAGAAATAAGGAGGTTGTGTCAACATGAGTGAGGAGGCATTCAGGAAAGAGCTGGAGATTATAGCAAGAGTTCTAGTGGCTAATCCTATGGCTCTTCGGGCAGTTAAACAGGATGCTGACTGTGGGGTTAATTACGCATTCGAGGATATGGCAACTAATCAGACAGTAAGGTTAGCCAATATCATCCGTCTCGGATGGGAGTTTGCGAAAAGTAAAGAAGTTCCCGTCAGGCTAACCGAAATCCAAGATATGCAAACCGTGTCTCTGTCCCAAGGTAATATCCCATCTTCCCTTATATACTATTGGAAGGATGAATACTGGGGTATTTGTAAACTACCTGGGCCATTCGAGATCAAATGGAAAATTAAACCGCACAAAAAGACGGGCGAGAATTTATACTCTATCCCATTGAAAGATTTCAGTATTATAATGAATTACGCTGGTAAGTCAAATAAAGAAATTAATATTTCCTGACACAGCCTATTGACTATTATTATTCATTGTGCATAATACATCCATCAGTTGATGGAGAGACCGATGAACGATTACGACTACGACTTTGATGAACTGCGCCCATTCCCCGGCCTCGAGCTTCTGGCCTATGGAACTGCCAACGTAATCTATTCAACGCATAAGAATGGCGTGTCTGTCGATTGTATCAATGCGATATGGCTTGAGCCCACGCACAAGGGAGCTGATCCCCGTAAGCTGGAACGTAACTCAGAGCTGTTTAAGGCAATCGAGCGAGTTTTGATGGATAAATATTCCGAGCACATTGAAGAGAGTATTAATCACATGCTTGAGCCATTATACTAGGAGGTAGGTATGAAGAAGAATAAAGCTAAAATGGCCAGCGATGCTACTGAGGATACCTTCCTTACGGATAGACTTGAGGATTGGAACAAAGCAATAGAAGCAGCCGAAAGATTACAGGCCGCTGCCCACAAGGAATTGATGAAGGCCTTGAATGACCTGAAGTTTAACGAGAAAGACTTTGCTAAAGCTAGGAAAAAGCAAGAAGAGGTGAGGAGATGAACGACTTTGTATATGTCCTTGAGGTGGAGTTTCCTACTTTACTGTCTATGGAAAGTAAAAGAATGGTATTTAGCAGCCGGGATGAGGCAGAAACATTCCGGATCAAAGGCAAGCGAAAAGGCTACTTCGTCAAGCATCTATTGGCCTATCCAATATACACCGCCGATAAGGCTAACAGACTGATTGCAGATGAGAAACATCGCTTTCACAATTTATCACAAGTGGGCGCTTTGTAAAGAAAAACTTCCGCGTTCTTGAAGAGAGCAGATAAAAACTTCCGCGTTCTTAAAGAGCGCGGTTTTTTTTTGCATAATTGTGCTTGACTTATCTTATGCACAATGCATAATAGACACATAAGAACGAACCAATGGAGAGACAAATGACTATCAATATCGCAGACCGCTACGCTCAAGTTAAGATGATGATCGAATGCCTTGAGATCGAACTAAAAACTATCAAGACATTGGCGATTGCTACCGGCCAAGAGAAAATCGAAGGCAACGACTTCAGCCTAAAGATTAAATACGACGCCGAGCGCAAGACCCCTATCAAAGAAGAGTTACTGAAATATATGACCAAAGAACAATATGAGAGCTGCCTAAAGGTTACAAAATACGAGCTGATTACATTCCGCTCAAAAGTTGATGTTCCAATCCCATCAAATAAAGAGGCAGCGTAATGCCCATCAGACAGGTTCCTACAACAACTAAGGGCTCCCAGTGGGCCCTTAACTCCAAAGCATTTGGAGAAGGCTTCAGGGAGGCAAAAAACGGCCTCCCATTGGACTATGATAAATACCGCACCAAACCAGACGATCAGTGGAACTACGAGCGTGGAAGGCTCTTTGCCCACGTATTTGACGGTGAACTGAAATACGGGAAAAAGATAAATCGCCAAGCATTGTGGGCGCTTGGAAATGCGATCAGGTCCCATCTGATACTATGATAGGATTTCCTTGATAGGAATGAGGATGACGCTTGAACGGCCATCATCACCCGCATTATGGCGGAACCGCCCTTGTCCATAATATTTATGGCATAATTGTATTAAGTGAGGAACAGGGATCATAATGTAAACAAGTGTGCTGTCTTCTCTTTTTAATTCATGAACCCAAAAATCAGCTTCCGTGGCAGCTAGACCAGATCGTTCACCGTTGTGCCGATACTCAATACAAATGTTCCCTGTGCGTTCCCACTGCCAAGTCTCGGACTTTAATTCAATCTTCCAATGTTCCTGAGATAGATTTACGCGCTCTAGTTTGGCGCTCGCAAATACCTCGCCTAGCCTGCGCTCGTTAATAAATGCTTGACTAAGCTGAATGTCAAATTTTTTGTCTTTATTAAAGACCATCTTCTGGTCCATGTCTCTTCCTTTTAAAAATGGCCCGTCTGGAAAAGAACT